TCTAATGTTTACCAACCGCGTAAGACAGGCCATCGCGGCCACCCTGCAAGGCCTGCCGTTGTCGGCGACCGTGGAAGAATTCACCCCGCCGAAGATCGAATTCGAGATGGAAAACATGGTCGGCGGCCGCTTCATCGGCGAGGAAATGGCCAAAAGCGGCAAGGCGCTGACCTCCAAGCTGATTCTTCAAGGCGCTGGTCCAGAAATCATGCTCGCCCTGGGTGTGAAACTGGGCGACGACATTCTGCTGAACGTGCGTGAAGCCGGACAGGATCAGGACGGCAGCACCTGGTTCACCTACCACACCGTCGGCGGCAAGCTGAAATCCCTTGAGGAAGCCGTTCTCAAAATGAACGAGAAGCCCAAGACCACCCTCGAGCTGTCCTGCCGCACCTACAACCGTCTGGAGAATGGCATCCCGGTGATCGACATCGACGTGCGCACCCAGAAGTTTGTGCTCAACGGTGTCGACATTCTCGGCGACGCCCGTCGCGCTGTGTTGCTGCCGTAACCACAAGGCCAACTAAGGCGCACAACTTGTGGGAGCGAGCAGGCTCGCTCCCACAAGGATTGTGGCGAATAGCTCCCTGCGCAGCACCCTTTCATGAATCACCAAGGAATTTCTTACATGTCCTGGATGCCTCCTAAGCATGTCCTGTTGTCGCCGATTACCGGTGATGACGGATCCGAGATCGAGCAGATCCAACTCAAACCGTTGTACTACGCCGCGCAGAAAGAGGCCCTGGCCCGTGCCGGCGATGATGAGGACGATCAGTTCTTCGAGCTGGCCAAACTGGCCACGGGGTTGTCGGTCAAGGAACTCGACCAGCTCAAGCGCCCGGACTACGTGAGCATCGCGCAGTACGTGCATGAGATGTCGACTCGCCCGGCCTCGTACTTTCTTGAACAGCAAGCGCAGGGCGAACAATCGGTAGACCCCGATCAAGTGCCACTGCTGCAACCGCTCAACGTGGCGGGCCGCAGCATGACCTCGCTGACCCTGGAAATGCCGGTGCTGCGCGCGACCAAGGCGATGAAAAAACTGAAGACGGCCAAGGAACGCTCCGAGTTCATCACCGCCCATTGCACCGGGCTGATGCTGCCCGATCTGGACCTGCTGACCGTGCCCGACTGGACACAGCTTCAGGTACGCATCGACGATTTTTTAAACAAACCGGCGGACTTCTTTCGGAGCGCGACATCGAAGTAATCCTCGATGTGGTGCCGCTCATTTACTCGGTAAGTGAGGCGGAAATTCTGGAGTGGGACGCCGGCAAGGCATTGCGCCGTTACGACATCGCGATCACTCGCCTTGGCGTGAAACAGGAGTAGAGCGGAATGGCAGACAGTAAGTATTCGCTGTCCGGTGCGAGCATCGAATTGCCGCAACTCGGCAGCGCGTCTGAAACGTCGGGGCTGAACCTGGCACTGACCACGGCCAGCCTCGACATCCGTCTGCTGGTGTCGGAGCAGGTAAAGCTGCGTGAAACCTTGGCGTTGCTGAACATAGCCCTGTCGTCGCAGCAGTCGCTGCTCAAGGCGAATGCATCGGCGCCGGCGGCAGGCAATGAGCCAAAGTCAAAGCTCAAGGCTGAGGTTGATCAGCGTGCGCCGCCGGATTTGCTCAAGTCGGCGATGGCGACCGAGTTGGCGATGGTTGAACTCAACCAAGTGCTGAAACTGGACAACGTCCAGTTGCAGAAACTGTCGGAGGCCAACCTGAAAATGGCCACTGACAAGCAGGTTGCTCCGAGCGGGGCAACGGCGGTTCAACTGGCCCAGGTCGAGTTGGCGGCGGCGAAGGCGGGTATCGGGGACGGGCTCGATCCGGCCAAAAAACAGGATGAACTGCTGAACTTCACCCGCGATAGTGCGGTGACGGCGTCGGCGTTCAATCTCGACGTGAAGGCCGCCAGCGAGATGCTGATGGGCTGGCGCACCTCGATGAAGCTGGATCGGGGACAAAGCCTGAGCCTGGCGGACGCAACCAACCATCTCGGCAACAGCGGCCTGAATGTCAAAGCGGCAGACATCGGCTCTGTCGTGCAACGCAGTGGCGAGGCGGGCATCGCTGCGGGAATGACCCCGGAACAGATGGCGGCCCTCGCGGCGGCGTTCTTGAACAGCGGCGCGGACAAGGCCGGTGCCGGTGAGGCTTTGAAAGGTTTCACCACGGTTTTGGCCAAGGGGAACGCGGCTTCACCGGAACAGCGCAAGGCCTGGGCTGACCTGGACGGTAAATTTAATCCCGGGATGTTGGCTGATGGCCTACGCAAGGATGCACCGGGAACGATCAACTTGGTGCTTGAAGCACTGAAGAAAAAACCTGCAGAAGAGCAGCAGTCACTGACCAAGACATTGTTCGGTGATAACGCGGCGATTCTTGAACTGATGAAAAAACCGGAAGACGTCCAAAAGGCTTTTTTGCTGGTGTCCGAGCGGACATCCGACGGGGCGTTGCCGAAGTACAACGGCTCCGTAGCGCAAACCGCCGAGGCGCTGGGGGAAACCTCGCAAGGGCGCTGGAATGCGCTGGATGCGAGTAAAAACCGAATGTTTGCTGCGGGCGGCAATGCTTTGGCACCGTTGACTGACGGCTTGATGGTGTCGCTCGGTGCATTGGCCGATGGTTTGAGCGGGGTCGCTGAAGCACAACCGAAAGCTACTGCAGGATTGCTCGTACTCGCAGGGGCCATTGCGTTGGCGCGTGGCGCTGAAATCAAGGTAGCGATGGCCTCGGCCATCACCGCTGCCGCGACAAAACTTCTGGTTCTGGCAGGTGCGCGACCGATCCCCGAAGCGGGGGATCGGACAGTTGATGCCAAGGCACGCGGCCGTAAGGGCAAAAAACAACCCCGAGGCGGTAGGGCCGAAAAAGGCACTACTCCTGGAAAAGCCGCGATCAAACCCTTCCCTAAAAGCACTACCAAGCTGCCAAGTATGTCGACCGGGAGTCGCTTGCTGGGTGCCGCCAGAATGGGCTCGGCAGTCACCAAACGGGTCGCGCCGCTGATGTTGCTCAGTGCTGGTTACGATGCCGTCAAAGGCCTGCAGTCGGGTGATACCAAAGCGGTCGGCGGGGCGCTGGGCTCAGCCGGTGGCGGGCTCGCCGGTACTTATGCTGGCGCTGCTGCCGGCGCCATGATCGGCAGCGTGGTTCCTGTTCTGGGCACGGCGGTCGGTGGCGTGATCGGTGGTTTGTTGGGTGGTGTGGCGGGCAGTTGGGGAGGGGAGTGGCTGGGTGAAAAACTCGCCGCGCCCGCCGACAAGCTCGCCGCTCCAGATCAGGTCAGCAAAGACCTGACCAACGCCCAGACGAGTAATCAGCAGAACACGGTTAACGCGAACATCTACATCAACGGCCAGGATCAGGCCAGTGCCAGTCAATTGGCGAACCTGGTTGTGCAACAGATCACAGGCCAATTCGGACTCATGACCATGCCCAACTCACTCGCCATGCGAAGTGACGCGGCCCTGACTGATGGAGGCACGTGATGCGTCAGCAAATGGCACTCGGCAGTTTCATTTTCGGCCTGTCCAAAAACTTCGCTTACCACACCCTGGTGCACACCTCGGACGGCGGCTGGAAGAGCATCGACATCCTCACCAGCAAACCCAAATCCAGTCAGGTCGGCCAAGGCCTGCAAGGGCTGACGATAACAGGCAAGTCGATGTACGCGACCGCCATGGATAGGCTCGATGAGTTGCGTGCCTTGCAGGCGCTGCGCATCCCTTTGCCCTTGGTTGACGGCATCGGCCGCAACTGGGGTCTGTGGCAGATCAACAAGGTATCGGAAACCCAAAACAACATCCTTGATGACGGCACCGCGATGGTGGTCGATTGGATTATCGAGTTGACGGAGTTCGCCAATGCGTAGGGTCCGAAGTATCGCCGGTGACTCGGTGAATCTGTTGCTTTACCGCGAGCTTGAGCGTTGTGACGACGCCACCGAGCAAGCGCTCTGGCTTCTCAATCCGGACCTTGCCGAATGGGGGCCGGTATTGCCGGCGGGGGTGTGGGTTGTCCTGCCGGAAGTGGATTCGAAACCCGTTGCACCCACACCGGTTTCGGCCTGGGATTAAGGAGGCAGCATGTCACTGGGTTTCACGCCTGCGGTGGAAATTTACGGAGCGAACGCTGCGCTGCTCAACGAGCGATTGCTCAGTTGGACGCACATCGACGCGGCGGGGATCGAGTCGGATCAACTGACGCTCCTCATCAGTCTGGAGGGGCTTGAAGGGTTGCCCAGCCTGGGCGGAAAAATCGGCCTGCGGGTCGGTTATCTGGAGTCGGGGCTGGTGGATAAAGGCGAGTTCATCATTACCCGGCGCACACCGACTCTGTTTCCTTTGCGTCTGACACTGGTGGCCACGGCGGCGCCATTCAGTGCGGCGGATCAGACCGGATTCAAGCAGCGCCGGTCGGTCAGCCATGGCCCGACGACCTTGGGTGCGCTGTTTCGTCAGTTGACG